TCGGCTGAGAGGCATAATAGGTTGCCTCCATCGCAGACGAGGTGGTTTTACCAAATCGCCTTCCACAAACCATAACAAAGAATCTTGCTGTGTCTTTATCGGGAAAATGGAGCTTTCTTTGACCTAAATGGGGTGTATAGCCCATAAAGTCAAACCATTGCTGCTTATATTGTATTTGATTATTCATTAATACTTGCATCTTACAAGTAAAGTAATTTAAGTTATCCTACTTGTATTATGCAACATATTGTATGGTACAATTTCCAAATAACAATATATAGGGGGACAGTATGTCCGAAGAACAATCCGTAGCTACCGAAACAGTAAGTGAGGAAACTACACAAGAGGCTTCTACAGATTCGACCAATGAAGGAGCATTAATTGCAGAGAGCAAAAAGTATCGTAAGAGGTCGCAGGATGCTGAGGCACGATTAGCAAAACTTGAATCTCAATTAGCGAAGGCTGAAGAAGCCAAGTTAAAAGAGCAAGGTGAATTTCAGACTTTATATGAGGAAGCTGAGGCTAAAATGGAAACATTAGAGTCAAATGCTGATAAATGGTCAAAGTATGAAACTGCAAAGCGTGAAGCCTTGTTAAATAGCGTTCCTGAAGGCGAGAGAGAATCTTTGGCTGATTTGCCATTTGAAACTCTTGAGTATGTAACCAATAAAATTAATAATATGAAGCCAAATGCTCCTGAAGTTGTTGGAAATCCACGAGAAGCATCGAAGCCACTTGGTAATTGGGCTGAGATGGATGCTGAGGAAAGAAGACAAAATTGGGGCGAGATAGTCAAAGGCTTTAACAAATCTTAAAAGGATAAAAAATGGCAACTAATATTACAGGTGTAGGTACAGCGAGTGCTGATGCCGATGCTTTTGTACCTGAGCTATGGTCAGCAGGAGTACAAAATTACATTCAAAAGAAATTCGTTTTAGCGAATTTAACTAACGATGTTAGCTTTATGGTGAAAAATGCAGGGGACACTATTAATGTTCCTCGTGTTACAGAAAATACAGCTACAACAACTACAATATCTTCATTTACAGCAGGAACTGCTGCTGTAGGGTATTCAAACCCTAACGATGCAACAGGTTCATTGACAGTAGACCAAATGGCTTACTATGCAAGAATCTACCCTGATATTGTAGAAATCCAAGCTAACCCTGACCTTCTTGCAATGCACGCAGAAGCAATGGGATTTGCTATTGGTAAAGCGATTGACTCTCATATCTCATCACTATTAACAACTTTTAGCTCTGACTTTACAGAACACTCAATGGCTGCTGATAACGCATTAACAGATACTGAGTTAAAACTGTTAATTAAGTCTTTATACACAGCAGGTATTGACCCTGCTGATGGATATGTGCTTGCAGTAGGGGCAGAACTATTACACGACTTATTAGGTATTGACCAATTCGTTAATGCTGATTACGTTAAAGACCAATATGTATTCCAAAATGGTTTACTTGGCTCTATAATGGGTATGCCTGTCTATGCTACTAATTCTATAGCAGCATCAGATGGAACTGCTAATCACGTTGTTGGTGCTGTGTTTAAACCAAGCAATATCTTCTTGGCTTATTCACAAAAACCTAAAATGGTATCACAGTATTCTGTAGACTTCTTAGGTCATAAGGTTGCTACACACGCATACTATGGTTCATTAGTGGCTGTGCCAAAACAGTTAGTTCAAATTACCAATCCATAGGATTAGGTAAGTAAAGTATATAGGGGGGAGTTATCTCCCCCTTATATCATCATTATTAAAGAATTACAAAGATTTAAAGAGTCGGATAGGGTTTTGGTTTTAGGGCATAATGCCCTTGACTATAAGAGTGTTTTGAAATATCCTTTCCCATACAAGACAGGGAGAGGATTTCATCCACCTGCACCGACAAGTTTGCTTTTTGATAATTGGCAGGATTTTGATGGGGATTTAATCACTTGTCATTTCCAAAACTACAATTCTAAGTTTGTAGTTGCTTCAGAACATTCTCCAAGATTCCATAAAAGTGGAGGGATAAAAGTTTCTAATGTCCCTGCATACAACAGAGAATCAGAAGAGGCTTACAAAGGAATGATAGAAATTGGACTTAACCCTGATGACTTTCATTATTTTGATATACCAAAGATGTTTAGCTATGAGGATGCTACATTGAATCTTTATTCAGGACACCTTGCTTTAATCTTTGCTTGTGATATGAAATACAAAGAAGTTTATACAGCAGGGATTGATGGGAATGTAATTGGATATGAAGGTGGGTTCTCTTATAAGAAGAGGCACATTAAAGCTCTAAAGCAATTCGTGAGGGATGGGAAGAGTAAGCACGTTGGAATTTTTAAACAGAAAGAGCCAACGACAATGGCAGAGTGGAGTGATTGGAAAGTATATAATACTTTTGGAGAAAGAATGAAACCATTAATTGGATATTGTAATGATAAATACCCTAATTCAAAGATTTACAAATCTCACGAATTATCTCTTATGCCTGTTGAAATCAAGAACCCAATGGAGAATTATGAAAGACTTATTAGAAAAGATTAAACACCACGAGGGATTCGTTGAACACGTTTATGACGATTCTCTTGGCATACCTACTATAGGGTATGGATTTGCAATAAAAGATTTAGTATTAGATGAGGATATTGCAGAAGACATCCTTATTAGAAAATTAGAAAAATTACAACGTAACGCTAATTCTCGCTTTCAATGGCTTGAAGATATGCCACAGGAAGTTCAAGAAGTAGTTTTGAATATGTGTTATCAGCTTGGTATTACAGGCGTTTCAAAATTTAGAAAAGCAATTTCTGCCTTACAAGAAGGTGAGTGGCAAGAAGCTGCTGATGAGATGCTTGACAGCTTATGGGCAAGACAAACGCCTAATAGAGCAGAAGAATTATCAAACATAGTAAGGAATCAGTCTGAGAAAATCAGTTCTTAAAAGGGCGATAGTAACCCCTGATAAGCATTTCCCTCTTCACGACCAAAGAGCCATTAATGTAGTATGTAAGGCGATTGAGTTGGTGAAGCCTGACATCTATATTGATTTAGGTGACACAGGAGAATGGGAATTGTTTGGCAATCATCATTGGAAAGATTTAGATAGACCACCTGACCATATTTTAATCCCGATGTTGGATAAATCGGTCAAAGAGGTTAATGATGGGATGAACCAAATTGATAGGTCTTTAGACATAGCAGGATGTGAGATTCGACATTTTGTTCAAGGTAACCACGAGGTATGGTTGGACAAGTTTGCCAAGAAAGAAACAAGACCTCGCTTTCTCACAAAGAACGCCTTAAACTTGAAGGAGAGAGGTTACAAATACCATCCCTACTTCAGGAAGCGACCTTTAAAGATAGGTAAGTTGAATTTTACTCACGGACATAGAACAGGCGTACATCACGCTAAAGCACATTTATCAATGTATAAAGAGTCTGTTATGTATGGACACACTCACGACTTGCAGAGATTTACAGAAACAGGATTAGGTGGGACTTTATCTGCTTGGAGTATGGGATGTTTGAAAGATATTAAAAAAGACGAAGATTGGCTTAGAGGTAACCTCACTAATTGGAATCACGCATTCGCAATCGTTGATTGGTTTAAGAATGGAAACTTTAAGGTTGATGTTGTTGAAATATATGATGGCAGGACAACTGTTTGGGGCGAAGCGATAGATGGGGACAAGTAATGGATTTAAACATCATAGACCAATATGGATTGCCCATAGCAATTACAATAGCTTTCGGCTATTTTATTTGGAAGCAACAGACTTGGATTCAAAAAGAATTAGTTGATGATTTAGAAAATCAGTTTCGCAGGTTAGAAGGTATAATCATTAAGTTAATTGACCAACAAAAAATTACACAAATGGACATTAAACAGGTAAAAGGGTACATTGAGGGTATAGAAGATATACTTTCACGCCTCATAAATGGAGAGCCAAAAAAGTGACGGATTCCCTAAAGACTATTGGAACAAGTGTAGGTACTATCGTTGTGAATGTGTGGGAATTAGTCCCTGAAGCATTAGGTATATTGCTTATAGTATTGAACATAGTTTATATAATGTTAAAAATAAAGAAGGAGTATTAGAATGTTATCAGCCTTAACAGCATTAGCAACTAAGAAAGTAGCAGTTTACGCAGGTATGGGTGTAGCAGGTGCAGCAACTGCCTTTGTATTGAAGAAGATTCCTAATGCAACCATTACAGCCAAGTTTGGTTCTTGGATGTATAATCTTGGTGTAGTATGCACTTTAGGATTAGGCAAGTGGAAGTGGACTAAGAAAGTATGGAACAAAACACTTGAGCCTTATTGTATAGATGCTATTGATAACATCGTTGTTACAGGTATTGCAAAGTTTGTAGAGGGCTTACGTTCAGACAATGCCTAAACACCTCTCAATAGATAACGCACTTGATGGAAATCTAAAGCCTGTAAAGGATTCAGATGGAACTCCTTGTGCATTAGAATTATCTACTGATAAAGCAAGAGTTAAGAGTTTAGAAATATCAGGTGAGGCTAAAGGTCAAGCTCCTACAACAGGTGATGGATTGGCTACTAAGCAATATGTAGATGATAATGCAGGTGGAAGCACTACTTTAACTTGGCATCATAGTTTTGGTGGAATAAAAAGTAATAATGCAAGTACAACTAATTACTATTTCCAGTATTATCCAAATAATAGTGGGTGGAGCAATTACGATAGCAACCCCTCATCTATTAGTTATACAGATGCCTATGCTTGTGAATGGATTGCTCCTGCTGCTTCTACAGTAACTCAATTAGATGTAATTGTTAGAAATACACAAGCAGATGATTTGGAAATATCTATTTGGAAAGGAACAGTTGCGACTGATGGGAGTACATCCTCAGTATCTCTTACTGAAATCGGACATATAGACGTTGCAATATCAACAGCAGCAAGGGCTGTTAGGGGAAGCACTACATTCAGTAGTGGCAATACTTTATCAGCAGGTGAAGCTATTTGGATATTTTTGAGGAAAACAGAGCATAGTGCA